TCTTTTTCCATATTGTTTTGCTATCGGATAAATTCTCTTTATCGTGCATATAACAGATAATTGAGCCATCGTCTTGAGTTTCTATGGTTTCATAATACCCCATAGCATTTGTTGCAAGCTGATTCATCTGCTGTACCCTAATGTCATACTCGGATATTTGCATTTCTGTTTGCTTTTTAGCCATAGCAACTATTGTAGCCGATTGGCTTCCGCCAGCACGATTATTTTCGTTGAATGTTTCAGCGTCACAAGCTATTTGAGATTTATTGTCAATATTAAAAGCAACACTCGTAATATATGTTTTGTAAGCACTGCCACTGTAATCATATATAGTTACAATATCTCCTGCTTCGATTGACGGGTCTGAAAGTATCTCTCCCTCGAAAGGCGTTATAGTTTTTTCGAGAATATTATCAGCAAAAGCTTGAGATAGTGTATTAACGGCACCCTGCGCAAGTGGATTGTCTTCTATATTAACCGCATAACCACTATGGCCAAGTACGTAAGTCTTAGAATCCTCATCTGCTGTGGTAATCAACGCACAAGTAACCTTAATACTACCCGATATTTTCTGTCTTTCAATAATTTCTCTGTTGGTATCTTCGTACCACCTCATATGTGCAATACCGTCTACATCGATTCGCACAAAGCAACAAGCTAATTGTGCAACATAAGATATAATATCTCTATATGTTGTATTTTCATTTATGAAATCTTTACTTTGTACATAAAATTTACTATTTGGAAAGGCAAGCGAAGCATATGGCACTCCACAAGCATTACAAGCGTCACTGAATATCGACAAAAGCATTTGAGGAAATTTCAAGCTTGAATTGTAAGGTTTATCGAACTTAGCCATAGCATCATAAGCCACAATCGAAATGAAATTCTCGCTTTCGGTGATTTCTTCGGTGTAATAAATGCCTTTCTTTATCCATTCGGTTTTAGTTGTTCCGTCATATTTCTGCTCGACTATTAAGCCCACTCTGACATCAAAGCTTGCCCCGTTGAAATCTATATCAGCAAGCTGTTTATTGCTGTTATCAAGCTCAAGCACAAGCTCATTGATAATTGCACAGCCTACATCAAAACTGCCCTCATTAGATGTTGCGTCATTGATTTTTAAGCCGTTCTGCATTATGTCGCTATCGGTAAATATTTTTTGTGTGTTATCTGGAAAAGTACATATAACCTTTGCTTTAAAAGTTCTGCCTGACTGCTTAACCAACTCTTTATATTTTGATGATGTATTTTGCAACTATGACACCTCACATTTCTATAAAATTACAAGTGACATTTGTAACTATATGTCTGTTTTCACACCATAACTTATAATTAGCTGACATATCACCTGTATAAAATCTTCCCGTCATATATCCACCTGTCATTATATCTGGATAAGTAAGCATTACAACTACACCTTTATTTTTGCAGAAATTAGCTAATGTTGAAGCTTCTTCCCATGATAACGTATTCCATGTGAAATTGATTTTACGTTTTTGTGCTATAATATCTTTAGACATAGAGCCATCACGAGTAGAACGACCGCTTTCATCACTGGATAAGTCTGATAATTGCCATGTACAATCCGAAGGAGATCGTATAGGGATTCCATTTATTTTAAACATACTCGTCATATAGCAACTCCTCCATAGCGTCTGTTCTTTCTTTTGCGTACTTTGACACTTTTTCTATCAATAAGTTCATAATCGAGATAAGTATTATTGATATATTCTGTTTCTTGATTTTCAATCGCATACAAAATTCTTTGAAGAATATTTAAAGTTTGTTCATCACAATTAGTGGTATTAACTTGCTGTTCTTTTGAGATCATTTTTTGTAATTCTGATAGTGGAGAAATGACCTCCGGGTCGCTTGAAGCGTTAGGGTTATCACCTACCATTGCAAGCACAGGAGCGGTTGCAAGACCACCTTTTGCAAGTTTAGGAATCTCAGGTACACTGATAGTTCTAATACCATCGAAAGGTTTAAGACCAAAAATATCAACACCCTTGATTTTTTCAAGTGCCCAGTTAATGCCATTAAATGGTTGGGCTATTACCCAGTTCAAACCATCAATGATACCGTTTACAACAAATTTAAATGCATTAAGAATACCATCTTTAATACCATCAAATATTTTTCCACCGATTGAAAATACATTTTTAATACCTTCCCAAGCTTTCGTGAAAATATTTTTGAACCAATCTGTAACATGAGAAAATGCACCTTGTATTCCACTCCATATTTGAGCAAAAAATGAAACTGCGTTATCCCATGCAAATTTGATACCTTCCCAAGCTCTCGTAAAAATATCTTTGAACCAATCACAAATGGGGCTAAATATATTACATATAGTGTCCCATAAACCACTGAACAAATCACCAATCGGCTGAATCACATTGGTATTAAACCATTCTGATGTAACACTCCATACTAATTGAATTGTTTCCCAACAACCACTTACAATAACACCTATGTTATAAAAAATATCGGATATAGTTTGTGACACATTGTTAAATAAGTTAGTAAAAAATTCAATAACAGGCGAGAATACAGAAACTATACCATTCCAACAATTTTGAGCTGTTGAAGTTATACCATTCCATAGTCCCGAGAAAAAATTACTAATAGGTTGAATAACATTTGTATTAAACCATTCAGCAACTGTATTCCAAGTATTAGAAATACCACTCCATAAATCAACAAAAAATTGACCTATTGTGTTACATACATTACCGCACCATTCCATTATAGTATCCCAGTTTTGCACTATAAGGATCACCAAATCAGTAAGCCCACCTACAACAAGACCTATTAAAGCACCTATACCAGCACCAATAGGTCCTCCACAAGCACCTATGATTGCACCTATACCAGCACCGGATAAAGTAGATCCTGCTGCAATCAATGCAGCATTAAGCCAATTGAGACCGTTTGATATAGCGTCCCAAATACCAGTTATCATCATAGGAACACCAGCAACGATTGCACTTATAGCAGCACCTATGATTGAACTACCTAATGCTTTACCAATAAGAGCTCCTCCGATTGTAATACTACCTGCTCCTATAATCATTTGAGCTAAATTTTGACCATTTAACCCTTCGGTTATAGCTTCCCATATAGCAGTTCCTTCAAGAGCTATACCAGTAACAGTAAGAGCTATTCCTATTGCTAATGTTTTCCCTTTATCCGCAGTTCCTTTTAATAAATTTTGTAAGGTGATTAATCCATTCATAAACGCATTTGATAATTTCCAAGCCAAAAAGCCCAAACCTATACTACCAACCACTATTAAAATGTGTCCTAATCGAGTATGTAAGAAATCAGCTAAAGAATTTATTTCTTGATTTAACCCTAACCATTCTTTAATTTTAGATATTATATCGTCTATTTGAGTACCGATTAAATTTCCTAAAAAATCATATTCAGGAAGTTTAAATCCTAAATCATTCTCATTTGATGAATCACTATCATCTGAGGAAGTATTGGAAACAGATAGTATATTCAGCTCGTCCATTGCAAGTAAACACTTTTTTAGTTTTTTGGCATTTTTAACGGATTCCTCCAAACTATTATTAGCGTCCTCCATTGAATCAGAAATAGAAGAAGCAGCAGAATTGACCGTAGAATAATCAACTTCGGGTAGTTTAAATCCAAATAGACTTGCTATATACTCTGCTAATTTTCTAACAATTTTACTCAGTGCTATAACGTAAGGCAATACAGAGTTTAATGCTGGAATAAAAATATTACCTAAAGCTCTCGCACACTGCGTAACCTGTGCCTGTAAAACACGAAGCTGGTTCGCCGGAGCGTTCAGAGTACGAGCCATATCACCTTGAGCGGTAGTTACCTGTGTCATAATTGCGTAGTAACGCAACTGCGACTTTTCAGCCTGTGTCATAGCGGAGACCTTTTTCTCGATACCGAGAGCAAGAGCTTCCTCTTGCAGTCTTGCAACAGACAGGTCGTAACCCAGTCTACGAAGCGGTTCAAGCTCACCAGCAATGCCGGACTGTAACTTCTGCATTGCGTCCTCGAACGAAATGTTGAAGAACGAAGCAATGTCGTAGCCGAGCTGTGTGAGGTTCTTGGACATAAGGTACGCTTTATCGCTCGCCACACCGAAACCGCTAATGATGGTATTGAACACACCTTGATTTCGCATGAACTCGCCTGGGTCGATACCGAGAGCTTCACTGACTGCTTCTGCGTAGTTCTGTGCTTCTGCGGCATATTTACCCATAGAAGCATTGAACAAGTTCAAGTCCTCAACGTATTGGTTTGCTTTGGTTATCCACGAAGAAATTGTTCTCGCACCATGTTTTACCGCATTGATAGCGATATTCATTTTCGCCCAAAGGTTTACATAGCTATTGGAAGCCTTATCGTTTGCCTGTGTGATTCTATTTGTAGCTGTAACTGTACGCTGGATATTCGCTGGAAGTCTGCTGTAAGCGGCAGACACCGCATTAAGCTGACTTATCAACGGAGCAAGAGCAGACGAAATCTGTTGGAGCTGACTTGTAAACGTAGTCAAATCCATACCGTTGAGCGTCTGTGCCACCTGTGGCAGTTTATTGAGTGCATTTATGGTAGACTTCAATCCCGAAGCGTCTATGTTACTTAAAGGTTGAAGTGCTGTACCCAGCTTCTCCATTCTACTGAAATCTACACCAGTGAGGGAAGCGGCGGCACTACCGATATTTTTAAGCTGATTTCCGATGGAGCTTGAAATCTTGAGAGAACCGAGGTTCTTCAATTTCTCCAAACTATTTGCCAGCGTATCAATCTTGCTTGCCCCGGAAGCGTCCATAGATTTAAGGGCGGTATCGAGACTGCGTACAGAATTTGCAACGCTTGTCAGACCGACACCGCCCCTGGTAGCTGTTTTGAGCTTTGACAAAGAAGCGGAAAGAGCGTCTATACCACTGACAGCCGAGGTGGAACTCGACTGAATTTCCAATTCGAGTTGTTCGATTGTTGTAGGCATAAAATTCACTCTCTTTCTTTAAATTATTTATTTTTCATATGTGCTTGCATATATTGTAAACCTTTTTGTATATTTACTTTCTCTCTTTTAAGTCGAGCCCTTTCTTCCATTCTTTTATTGATAGGATATGCTTCCTCGACATAAGGTTGAGCTTTTGTTCCCTTTTTAGCGAAAGATCTAAGTATAGGAGATATACGAACTATAGCGTCATAAATATATAAACCCTGTAACCACATCTGTTGATTTACTCTTTCTTTATTCAGTTCATCTGCTTCACGGTAATATTTTACGAGCGTACAATCTTTATCCCAGTATTGTTCTTCCGTCATACCTATTGATAAGTAATAGGGGAATTTAGTATAAAAAATATCCGTATATGAAAGGAGAGCAGAGCGATTATTACGCTCGCTTTCCTCATCAACGGATTCATCTGTAGACAACGAGTTACTTACCAATTCGCTGTCCAGCTTACGTTTCCCTCATTTTCTTCGGGTTCGTCAATTAGTGCCATAATTGGTTCGTTATACATCTCTGCCAACTTGCCAATAAGTTCATCTTTATTTGTCATGTGGGAGAAAATTTCATCAATAACTTCCTTCTTCTCAAAACGATGATGAGCAAGAAATGCACCTTCAAACAATGTTGGAAGAGTAGACATCGGCTTTTTCTCAACATTTGCCGCAATAAAACCTTTTCTTTCCATATCAGAAACCGTTCTGCGAGTAAATTCGAGAACATATTCTTTATTCTTAAAATTAAATCTCAATTGTTTTGCCATGATTATTCATATCCTTTCTAAAATTATTCGGTGTCAATACTAATAGCCGAAGATGGTGCAATAGTGATAGTCATTTCCACAACTTCGTTTGTACCTGCACCCTTAGCATTTACAGACAGAAGACCTTTAAACTTAAATTTACCGCTATCACCAGTAGGAGTAACAGTATCACCAGATTCAGTACCACCAAACCAAACAGCAAAATCATTTTCTGTGTTTTCCATTTGTTTCAGCTTCTTATACTCTTCAAGAGTATAGTTTGCAGTGAACTCAAGAGGATCAAGGGACTGAATACCCGGAATGTAAGTCTGTATTTTGTCAGACAGAGTAGTAGTTTCCAGCATTTCCGGCGTACCGCCGAGGTCGGGAAAATCCTTAATGTCAATCAGCTTCTCCCATGCGGCAGTGTTCTTCTGCATGAGAAAAATCTTGTAAGTGCTAATAGCCATGTTTGTTTACCTCCTATAAATAGTTTTGTTTTTAGAGACGATAGCCCTGTATCGAGCCACCATTCTGTAAACCGTTGCGTTTTCCTCGTTGGGAACAGGGTTCATAAGGGTTCGTGTGAAACCGAGTGCTTCCATCTTGGAATCAATGAGAGCGATGATTGCTTTACATTCAGTTTTCTTGCCACTCGTTTTATTAGAGTAGACATTCACCTCGTAAAGCACCTGTGCGTGGTTTTCGATACACCCGGAATCTCGAGTGTTTTGATAAACTTGATTGTCTGTCTCAATGAGAGAGACACAAGGGAAGGAAGGTGGAGACTTGACATATTCGCCAGTCATATAGATTTTCGAGTATTTCTTTCGTACCTCTGCGGACACGATACTGAATACCTCTGTCTCAATGTCAATCACCCGAACACCTCCTTTGCGATAGACTGAATATCATTGCAAACGGTGGTGATTGCAAGAGCCATCGGCATACGAGCCGGAGTACCACGAGACAGCTTCAATTCGCCATTTTCGTAGAATCCCCAAACCTCTTTCTTGCCGTTACCCTTACCGAATCCACCGATTGTCATTCCCAGTTCCGCACCATGAGGGTGAGGGGACGAACCGGGAGAGCCATTATGATAGATACCAGCACCAAACTCAACCCACACAGCGTCTTCACCACTTGCGACAACGACAGTAACCGACCCTCGATTGTCAACCGACACATCGACTTGTGCATATCGTGGAGAAGTTTGCCCTCCTTTGAGAATCAGCTCGTCAACGATTGCACCGCTGAATCCGCTTTTCGCTTCATCAGCCAGCCGTTCGGCTACTTTCTCTCGGAGGAGTTCTGTTTTTCTAAGGATTTCTTGTTTGTAATCAGCCAGCTTCTTCATAGCTCGGTTGATTTCACTCGTTGACAATCCGAATGAGATAACTTTTCTACCCACTGACAGTCACCTTGCTTATCGCAACCGATACGCTGTTCAAGCTCTTGGCTACCTTCTTGACGATATAATCGTGAGGAGTAATGACCTCCCCATCATCGTTCGTAACCAAAACCCCGGTTTCATCGACCTGTGGCGTTTTATCGACCCATAGCACTGTGTACTCGTCAATAGGGGGAGCGTCCGTTCCCATAACAATTACCTTGTCATAGCTTTCGCTTTCTCCGAACTGTCGGGTGCTTGTTTCACCCTTGGCGGCAGAGATATTAGCGAAGAACTCTACCGGGTTATCTCGAATGATTTCATATTCCCCTGTAACATTTCCGTATTCGTCCGTCTTAGGGACTTTCTCTTTGTACAGAGCGTAGAAGAATTTGCTCTTGTTTCGTTCCATCATTCTCATTTAATCACCCCCACATGAGGAGTAACCACCTTAAGCATTGAGGACGGAATATCAGCATTTTCATAGCTTCGGGAGATACCGTTCTCTGAATGAGAAGTCTGACCTTCCGCACCTCGCTTATTCAGCATATAAGCGGCAATCTCGCATTGGAGAGTGTCATACTGTGCCGGAACTTCGGTCACACTCGAATCATACGGATATGCTCTGTTGATGATTTTTCGACCAGCCAGTTTAAGGTAGGTGGATAACACTTCGTCACTGTCCGAACCACCGACCATCGCCTTGAGAGCAATCAGCTTTTCTTCCTCGGTCATGTTGTCCACCTCCTTTACTTAGGCAATCTCGTAGAAACCTTCGGTCTTCGGGTTGGTCTTAGGCTTACCAACGATATAGCCGTTGTCGGTCTTAGCGTAGTAAACCTTGCCCTCGGAAACCGTAGTGTCCGCAGTGGCAGTAGCAGTACCCTTGAAAATCTTGACTGCCTTGGTAGCGTCAGTCAGAGCCGCAAGGTAATACTTACGAGACCAAATAGTGTTCTGACGAATATCGCCGTTACGGTCAGTCTCAACCTCGACACCCTTCTTATTGAAGATGGTAACTGCCTGTCGAGTAGCAACCACGATAGTACCCTTCGTAGCGTCCTTCTTGGTGTAGATGTTCACGCCGCCGACAGTACCGATGTAGCCAGCACGAGCGAACGCTTCCACATACTTGAGGTCTTCTGCGAGGTTCTTACGAAGCTCGGCAGTATCGCCCGGGTGTACGAAAGCGAAAGTCTGCGGAGCAACCTTCTCCGGCTGATTGTCAGTGCTTTCGATGTTCAGATTGGCAACAGCGTCCACAAATGCGGCGAAGTCAATCTTCGCAGTAGGAACGACCATGGTAGCCTTCTTGAACTCGCCGTACACATCGCCGTTTACGGTATTGAACATATCAGTACCCATGTGACGAGTGCCGACAGGAACGAGCATAGGGTCAGTCATTTCCTGTTCGTCATAATACTGGAACTTGTTCTGTGCGAGCTGAATCTCGTACTCCTCCGGGGTGAAAGAAACCTCAATGCTCTTGGTGTTACCTTCGCCCATTTTCAGCTTCTCCGTACCAGCGGTAGCCTTGTAGACGTTAATCTTGCGCTTCATACCAGCAGTACCCACGAGAGAGTTATCAACAGTACAGAACTGCTGTAAATCGAGGTGGGAATTGAACTGGTCTTCTACCTCATTGGAGAGATAGAAATTGTCATAAATCTTATGAGCCATTACTCATTACCTCCTGTATCGTTATTGGTGTAGAGGGCTTTGTAGTCCTCGGGATTCTTCACAGAATAGTCATAACGCTCCTGTGGAGACATTTTGCGGAGCTTCTCAAGGGTCATCATCTTGGAATCTCCGTCCGGGGTCGGTTTCGGTGTATCTTTAAGGGCTTCCGCACGAACCTTCTTCTCGACATTCTCAAGATGTTTCTTCTGATTGGCGAAGACCTTCTCGGTATCACCATCAGCCATTGCTTCTGCGGTAGCGTCTGCCAGCTTCTCCTCGTAACCCATGCCGAGCAACTTTGCCTTGAACTTGGAAACTTCGCTTTCACGGAGCAGTTTGTCATACTTGGACTGTAACTCCTCACGTTCCTCCTGTTCCTTCTGCTTTTTCTGCTCGTCCTCGGTGAGCTTTTCATTCAGCTCCTTCTTCTTAGCCGCAAGCTCGGAAGCTGTCTTATCGAAAATGTCCTTCTTTACATATCCGCTGTAATCGGGGTCTTCGGTCTCGAACGCTTCAAGAGCGGCGATTTTCTGTTCCGGGGTCATGTCGGCATAGCCGTCAATCTTGCTAATGTCAATCTTTGCCATGTTGAAATCCTCCTGTCTTTTAATGTCTTCTGTGACAATGTTTGCGGTTTAAGTCTTCTCTGACTATTGCGATTTAAGGCTTCTCTGCCTATATTCACAGCGGCTTACCACTTAAATATCGTTATTGTCCGGGTCATTATCATCGTCCCCGGAATCATCGGGAGCGGTCTTCTTAGCCAGTTCAGCGGCTTTCTCCTGTTGCTCCTCGTAATACTTCATGCTCATGGTGTAAGCAGATTCAGCGTCAGAGAACATTCCGCTATGCTGGAACGCCAACTGTGGGTGAATCTTAGGCTCTTGAAGCATGGAGATAAGGACTTGAGATTTACTCTGAATGGCTTCATAGTTACGGCGAGTGAACTTCATATCAATATCACTCAACTTGAGAGTGAGACCGCCGAGGTCTCGACAGATACGAAGAACCAGCTTGAGCATTTTCTTTTCTGCTCGCTTGAAGACATTTTCACTGTCCTTTGCTCGAGCTTCTGCGTCAGACCAACCATCACGGAGCAACACGGCAGAACCAGTATCACTCGTGGAAGAACCACCGTTACGGTTTGGCATACCGCAGATAGTGAGCATTGCGTTGTAGTAATCGTCCTTGAGGGTCTGCGATTGTGTCTGATTCAGCTCTGTGGTAACTACACCAACATCGGCGGTTTGTCCGTCAACGGACTTCACCTTGATTGCGCCGAGCTGTAAGAACTCCTCGTATTCCTCCTTGGTAATGTCGCAGTTAATGAACTTGATAAAAGCCTGTACCAACTGCTCCATACCGTCCATACGGTTACTTTCCACATTGTTGATTGCGTCCAGTAAAGGGAGCACAATCTCAAAAGAACCGAGACGAGCATTGTTTCCCGGGTACTCGATAATCGGAATCATGTCGAGGGCATGAGGTTTGGATTCAACCAAAATGTCTCCGTCCACGAGGTAATAGTGATTCTCGGTATAAATCGAGTAGTGGAAAATCTCGTTATCGTCCTTGCTGTACTTAACCGCCATCAGCGGCTTGTTACCGATTTCGTTTGAATACACAACGAAGGTGTCTCTCGGGTCGAGAGTGTAAAGCTCAAAAGGAGCTTCGTCTTCCTCACCAAGTTCATCGGGAAGGACAAGACGGAACGCTGTACCACAAATCATCTGCCACTCGACAAGCTCTTGGTCTTGAGCGGCTTTGTCCTCTGCGAACATATACTCGTTGAGGGTGTTAATCTGCTTTACGATTTCCTCGCCACCATTACGGCTGACGTACTGAATCGGCTCGCCACACAGATACCCGACCTTGAAGGACACGATTTCGTTTGCACGATTCTCGGTAATCTTATTGCAGATTTCGGGGCGAACTTCTTTGACACGGTTTCTGATTGGCTGGTCTCCACGGTAATACTTCCACAGATAGTCAATCTCACTGCGGTTCAAATCGTGAGTAGCAAGAGCCTCACGAAGAACATCAACCACGTTTTCGTCCGTGATTTCTGTTACGCTGGTCTTGATAATGCGCCGACCGCTCATAAATCGTGTCTGACTTAGATACTTCGGCTTGCTCTCGTCAATTTGATGTGCCACGTTCATTCCTCCTTTCTGCATACAAAAAATGGGTGCATGACTGCTTGAGGTCTAAATTACCTCGTGCAATCATGCACCCATCACAATTATTACAATTCTATTTTTATATAATATCACAATGTCTTGTGTTTGTCAATAGATTCACACATGATATGTTGATAATTATGTGGAAAGTGTGGATAACTAATCTTTTACCACGGACGTTGGAACACCTCGACCCTTGTCGCCGACAAACTTTGTGCGAACTCTGCCAACATAGCCATACCATCTGGAACATCGTCATGCTTATTTTTACCAGCAACCGTATAAGAACCCAACATATCCATCATTCGACCGTAATCACTCTGACGTTTATATAAACTTTCGTCCTTAAACAGACAATGTTCCTTGACCCATGCGCTGTTGACGATGATTTTTGTCTCCTTATTGGTAGTAGTAAACTTGGTCGTAATGCGAGTGATACCTCCTCGCTTCTTGACCTCATTCTGCACCTTTTCGGCAACACGACCACCAGCGGAATTGCTCTCGAAACGGCACATTTTGACCTTACAGCGAAGCAGTATATCCACCAATCGAGCGTCAACGATGTTCGGTAAGCTGTTATCACAGACGCAATCGTCAATGTAGTAGTCATTACCGTACACATACGCCGCCGGGAGGAAAGCGTAGTCAGAACCCTTGTCCTTGGTATCGCAGATACCGATAATAGCGTCCGGGTCTTCTGGCGGAAGCTCAAAGTATCGGCGCAGTTCGTCCACATCGTAGAGCAGACCCTCACGCTCGATAGGCTGATTCATAAACAAAGCCTTGAAAGACGCTTCATCAAGGTTGTTCCTCATATCCTCGAAATAGTGGCGGCTGAATCCGACACCGTAGGTGTAATTGAAATTACTTTCACCGTCTGCGTCCAGTGCCGGAAGGACAATAAACTTCGATCGGGAATCTCCACCGTACTGATTCTCCAATCGACCGATAACATCGTGGACAGACCATCGAGTAGCGATATGGATTTCCTTCGCACCTTCCTTTTTTCGAGATTTAAGGTCGTTGGTGTAGGCACTCCACAGCTTATCCAATCGCTCCTTGCTCATAGCTTCCTCAATGCCGGAACACAAGTCATCGGCGTAGAGGATTTTGTCACATCGGGTAGCACCAGTCAGTGAAGCATTGATTGCTCGACAGGTGAGTGTAGAGAAGCGGTGCTTCTTGTGAAGGTCGATGGTTTCTTCCTTGGAGTTCGTTGCCGCCAGCTTTACTCCCGGGAACACATCAGGCCACAGGTACTCACTGTCGGTGATAATCTGATACACACCATCATAGAAGGAGCGTGTCAGCATACCCGAGTGAGCAGAAGCAAGAGATTGAGAATCTGGGTATCGTCCAATAACCCACGACAGGAAAAAAATACCGAGGGTAGATTTTCCAGTACCAGGTGGCATAGAAATTGTTAATAAGTCCAGTTTATCGTCAATTAAATCTTGCATTGCCTGTACGACCGGGCGCATAACTTCCCGGCGAGGAACATAAAACTTCTTATCGGGATCACGCTCCCACTCAACATAGAGGAGATAACTCTCAAAATCAAAAGGAGCGGCAGCAAGAAGCACTTTTTTATGAAGTTTAAATAGAGAGCGAAGTTCCCAATCTGTAACTGATTTCGGAATTTGATTTTCTATACAATCTGAGAGCTTTTTTAGATATTTTACAGCGAGTGGCATATCTGTCTTTTTAGTTTCAAGACAAATATGGTATAAATCTTCATAAGCTCTCATCTCAATTGGTGTCTTTTTAATTTGTTCAAGAATTTTTTCAAGTAATTCTTTCATAATACCTCCATAAACAAAAAGTACGTTATCATTCAGAGATTTACACTCTGTACGATAACGTACCCTCATTATTTCATCATAATAATTTGATTATATAAATTAGATTTTTTCTTGATTCTACTTTCGATTATACAACCATCGTTCCATATAATGCGAACTAAAGCATATTTTGTATCATAAGTGGTAATCTTTCCGTTAGTTCGCTCTGTTCCAGAAAGCCCCCCAACAATCGCCCCTGGTGTACCGAACGCCAATCCTCCTAATAAAAATCCAGCGAGTGACGTTCCACCTTTAGTTTGAGAAGTAAAAATTTGCTCTTGCTCGTTTTCTAATTTCAAGACCACTACAGGTTCATACGGTAATCGAGCGTTAATTCCAAACTTTTCGCCCTCTTTTGAAACCAGCATATTAACAAAACTTTTCCAAAATCGTCTATAATAAGTTTTATGATTATCAAATACTACTCTTATAGCTGTTCCGTCAGTTTCTTCTTGATAAAAAAATCTTGCTTTTATAGGACACAGAGTATGATAATCTGTTGCTCTCCATTTTCCAACATTACTCTTATATTCACCATCTAATTCAGTCAAAATAGATCTAATCACCTTTATAGTAACAGATTTATTATACGGGGATTTACATACAGCTACATTCATGCTGTCACCTCCAAGGGGAGAATAGGAGTATGTACACCCTGTACCCAATCCATATCTCCATATTTATATTTACCTTCGTAGAAAGGACGATTTGATAAAATTCCTCGAATGGTGGAAGGCTGAAAGCGTTTACCTTTACGGGTTTTATATCCACTATCGTACAGAATCTCACAAATATCAAGCAAAGACGTTTTTTTCTCGTCATGTTCACGAAATACAGTTTCTACTATTATTTTTTCTTCTGGATTTATCACCAGCATACCATCTACGCAGTAATAACCATACGGCTTGTTGCCGCCGGAATACCCACCGCATTGTGCCTTTAGAGAACGCCCACGCCCGGTACGCAGAGCAATGTTCTTTCGTTCCTGTTCTGCAACGAACATCAACAGAGAACGGTAGATATTGGCGAAATCATCACCCTCCGAGAAATGCTCCTCGGTAGACAACAGCTTCACATTCCGCTTCTCGAGCGTGTAGAAGTAATAGAAATACAATTTTGTGTCACGAGCAACACGGTCATTCTTGAACACAATCACGGCTTCATATGCCGGGAGCTGGTCTGCATTGTAGAGAATCTTGTCCAGTTCCGGGCGGTTGTCCTTCGCACCACTGATTGTATCGGTCAGCCAGCACACGATTTCAAAATCATTCCTGTTGGCATAATCAGAAATCGCCTGTTTCTGTACCTCGATACCGTATTTATCGTCCGCAGACTGTTCCTCCGTAGATACACGGATATAACCAATCGCTTTCACGAGATATTCACCTCCTCAAGTAGTAAAAGTAGTAGAAAATCAAAAATTGCGGTAACTTTTGCTATATACGCGCGTACTAAGAGGAAGTTACACGCAAAATGCTGTTTTCAACTACTTTAACTACTTCAATCCTTTTTTTCGTAGGTGAGAACGATGTTATAACCGAGAGCGTCCATCATTTTCACGAAGGTATCGTTCACGATTCCACCATTCTTCTTGAGAACTCGGTTTATGTACTGTCCAGTAGTGCCGATTTCTTCACCCAACTGCTGTTGTGTCTTCCCAGCTTCGAGGAGCTTCACCTTTACATCAACTTCAATGTTATTCTTAACCATGTTTTGACCTCCTGTTTGTTGTTGGTGACATAAGTATAGCACGGAGGAATGAAATTGTCAACACTGATAAGATAAGAAATTATCTTTTATAGGGTCTTTTTATTTTTTGAGGATATTCAGCGTACTCCCTCGCCCGGTTTCGCCCCTTGTCAATCCCCCCTCCGGGGGCGTCCCCACAGCCACGCAGAAGCCCACAGAACGCCCGGAACGCCGCCGGGGTACATCAACCCACACCAGTAAGAAAAACGCCGTAAAACGCCCACAGAACGCCCCACAGCACACACCAGCCTAAACCACACCAACACAGCACGAACTGAAGCACCGACACCGAACCCGGGCGGCTAATCAAGATTAAATTTTACAGCTACTAAGATAAAGTAAATTTGCATAAAAAATACCCCCTGATTTAATTGATCAGGGAGTATTTTTATAATTCAATAGCTATATTTATATTATTTTTTTAAATTGAACAATGTAATAATCTACACATTGTCTCAGCTTACTTAATTGTATAATATACTTGATCATTATACGTATAATCACAATGACAATATTGTGCTAAATTTTTATTTACTACATATCTATATATGATATTTTTATCAGGGTTACTAATTAATGTAATTATAACCGGTTTATAATTGTGCAATCCTTTTTTATCATTACTCCAGTACACTCCGCCATTTTCATTAAAAGCTTGTACTGTTATATTAGTAACAATGTATTCTATTTTATATACATTTCCATGATCGTCTTTGCCATATGTGCGAATCATTGATTTAATGTCATTACGTTTTATGATCTCATAATAACTAAAATCACTTTTTATTAAAATATATTTGTCAGTCTTACGCGCTACATAAAACGCAGCCCACAAACCTACGGAATTACTAATACATTCGATGGATTCAAAATTTTTAACCGATACATCAAAATTTGAATCTGGATAATCGCTATTAATATTAATTGTCATATTGACAGAATCAGCATTACCAAAAGGCGGTATCTTGCAAGGGCTTAATATAATAGTTTTACCTCGCTCGTACTCTTTTTTTGCTTCCGCTCTCGATACTCTCTCATATCTTATATTATTGTGATTAAATACTTTTTTATCCATGTTGCGATCTCCTTTTTTTTTTGTAATTATAACTTATTGTATACTTTTATGCAATATGTGACATTACATAAATTATTTAGTCATTTTTAGTAAATATGCTAAAATAATCCATGGGAAAAGAATAACTACTAATAATATTATCAAGTGTTTATACCTCCATTCCGAATTTTTCAATATTTACAGTACGCAAAAGCGTTTATAACTTGTTTCCCGGGTGTATTCGGTGAACAAATCCGGGTATTCTTTTTTGAATCCGGTTGAATCAAAACGACTTGAAACAACTGTTTTATTTGTGGCTTTTGCCGCCCCTTCAACATGCATTTCATCGTTTCCCATAATTGCAAGAATATCCAATTTTATAAAATCGTTCATAGCTTGCAATTCTTCAATCAATCTTTTGTTTTCCCTGTATTCATTGCACAGCTTTTCAAATTTGCTCATGCTTCCTCGTCCTCCTTTTCCTCGTGGGCTTCGTTGAAATCGTCTTCGATTTCTTCGAGAGCGGCGGCGATACACTCGCCCAACAGGTAACAACGAATTGTTACGTCTGCGGCTTCCGCTCCGTGGATAATTAAGTAATCCGCACCGCTCCCGAACTCCTCGAGAGCTTCCCCGAGTAAACCGAGATTGTGACAAATATTTTCTTCTGCTTCGTAGGTGTCGAACGTGTACGAGCCAGAACCGTTCCCGGTCACGCTGTCCTCGGTGAAAAGAACCTCGTTTAAATGCTCCTCTAACTCCTCGAGGGTGTCGAAATCCTGAAAATTGATTTCATTGTTGATGTACTCTAATACATCGTCCTTTACTGCTTCTCTGTAATCATACATGATTTTTTACCTCCGTTTATCCTTTTTGTGTTGTTTCTTGTTCGACCTTGACTATATTATAACACTTTCAAGATTGTTTGTCAATACTTTTCGGATAAAATTTATCTGTTTTGTGTTGGCGGTTTATCTTGTTTGTGTTGCTATGACTATATTATATGAATTGTCAACAACTAAATTCTAAATTTACGAATTGCACCGGGGGCAAAATTCGCATTATATGGAAAAAACACCCACGCCGCCCGGGGTACATTTTGCTTTACTGCATTAAAGCAGTAAAGAAATGAGTGCCGTGTCCGGCTGATTTTCTGAAAATTTCCGTGAATTTTTGCATAGAAAAGCCCCGGGAAATCCCGGAGCAGTTTCATAGTCGAAAGTCGAAAGTCGAAAGTCGAAAGTCGAAAGTCGAAAGTCGAAAGTCGCTTAGTCGCTCGTGTCCTCGTCAGAGTTGCTCGCTGAAAGTCGCTTCTGCTGATCGCTTGCAATGTAGCGTTCTCTGATTTCATCAGCGGAATAATCGTTGTCGTTCTGCTGGTTCGGTGTGAGAACGTACTCGGTCTTGTCTTGGTAGCCATAGTTGTTCTTGCCGAGGAAGATACCAGCTACCGGGTTGACCTTGCCGGAGTTCATATAGGATTCCCACAAATTTTCGAGCAAAAAGTACGCCTTTTTAATGAGGTCGGCAACGCCCGGCGGCAACGCTGTCTTATACCCATTCCCACCAACAGGAGCATTGTGTGTAATAGCCCACAACGTCTGTCTACTCATGCCATTCAACGCCATAGCCATACCAGCAACAGTCGGTTTCATATCAGCGTTCGCATACAACGCAAAATAGTCGGAAAGTCGTTGCTGAACCTCCGATTCACTTTCCATATCAATGTTTGGCATATTGAACAGTGCCATATTGACACTCAAGAACTTAGCATTGTCTCCAGCGTCAAGGTTGAACCCATTCGTACCAATCACAGGAGAGTTGCCCCCCCTCGGTTTGCCTTTCTTCTTAGGCTTCGTTTCTTTCTTTCCAGTAGTCGCAACGGCTTTCGTTCCGACATTCTCCTCGCTGGAAACAGTCTCCTTAGTCGCAACAGTCTCCTCGGAATCCCCGGAACTGTCTGCTAACAGCTTATCTATATCCATTTCAGTCTCCTTTCTTCTTATTCTTATTGCAGTAGTAGAAGTAGTTGAAAATCGGTTTTTGCGTATAACTTCTATATATAGGGATTTTTCTATATAGAGGAAGTTACACGCAAAACCTTGAGAACAGCTACTTTAACTACTGTAATAATAAGAATAACTCGTTCTTATGAAAAGATTGTTTTTCAATCCTTTTCAGATAGTTTGGTAAATGTCGTTTTTGATAAATACTTATCTGTTTTGTGTTAAATGAAGTTTTTGCTCTCGTAGTAATCAATCACTCGCTTAACCTCAACCGATTTCAGCACAACGATTCTGTAATCTTTACCGCACTCCCTCTTAACCCAAAAGTCGTGTGCGGCTTCTGCGATAGAGCTGTAAGTTAGCATTTTCGTGTTGCTGGTACGCTGGTGAGGAGGACGGTATCGGTAGTCTGTGCCGTACAAAAACTTCCCGGTCTTAATGTTCTGAATTGCAAACATTGTCTACCTCCAAACGCTTCCTTGATTTATCCGATTTAGATTATCTGCTATTTTTCAAAAAGTTCTTCGTGCGAATCGTCTTGAGAGCAGACACTTTTTTCTTATATGTCTCCGGGTACAGAATCTCAATAGTCTTGAGAATCGTGTCTGTATCAACGCTCAAATCATCGCTATCGTCCCCAATAGTTATAGCGTCCATGATTCTATTTAAGAGCATACCAGCCCGGTCGTTCGTGCCTCTCATGCTGTCGTAAGAACTCTTTGACAGAATGACAGTGTTTACTTCGTTACTCATATTTAACCCTCCGATTCCATTCCATCAATGCCCGTCTCAATTCCTTGTGGTGTAGGGTAGAGACCCCACACAGATTACACTGAATGAGGTAGAAGGCGTGATAGTCTTGATAGATACCAGCCTTACCGCCGCACATCGGGCAACGTTTAATGTGCTGTTTATTTTTCATTGAACTCCTCCTCGAGAATCTTCTCAAGCTCCCTCGTGCCGACAGCTTTCATGTAGGTGTGCGGAGCTTTGACAGTAGATACCCTAATTGCACTCTCGGCAATACGAGCCTTGAGACGTTCCAGCAGAGAAGCGTTCTTCATCTTGGCACCATGATTGAAAAGTCGTATCTCGTCTTTCTTGAGCCATTTCTGCCACTTACCACAAGCGGAGCAGTAAAGCCCGGTCTGATTGCCGTGTTCCTCTGTGAAGAACTCCTTGCCACCGCATTTGCAAACCATTGTCGTCATTTTCTGTACCTCTTTTCTGCGGACTGAATCCGCTCGTAGATGTCATCGAGAGACTCCGTAACCACGATATAATCCTCCTCGCCGCCAGTAAAACAGACAGTAGTTGTTCCCTTATCCCCGTTTTTACCCTGTACGCAGGTGACAGCAGTGACAAGGTTGAGATTTACAAGTACCTGCCCGATAGTCGGACTTGTGAGCCAAATGAACATTGTCATACCTCCTCAAAAATGTCGAGAGAAACGGTTATTTCGTCCTCCTCGGTATCGTCTACGGCAACATAACCAATGCCGTCACATACAGTAGACAACTGGCAACAGTCCAAATCTTCCCCCGTTGCTTCGATGAAACTGTCACAGTCGATTTCAACCACTTTGAAATATCGTGCCATCGTTTTACCCCCTCAGTTTTAAGATTTCTTTTACACAATCGGAACAATAGCACCCCTCATAACCCTCAATCTTATATAGAAAACACATCCAACTTCTATTCCATTTGCCTTTATCGAAACACCTTTTACAAGAGCCTTGTCCTTCGCCAACACAGCGAGTTATTTTCAGTCGGTTCATTTATAATTCTCCTTCCAAATCTTCTTTAAGAAGTGTGAGCATTTCTTTCAAATCTTTAAGAGAGAACCCTTCCTTATTGCAGGTGTTGGTTCGTCCCAAATGTTTATACCAGTTAATGATCGTGCCGCTATCAAAATGAATAATGTAAAATTCGTCAGAATTTCGACAGAGCATAAATTCATCAGTAATTTTCGGATAACCACACATAACTTCAATGTCGAACACTTCTTCATTTGTAAACACTTCGTAAAAAGTATTTACAAAATCATCACGTTCAAAATGATACTGTGGTAGAGTTTCAAGATATTTGCTCATTTACAATACCTCCTTCAATTTCACGCCCCAGTAGATAGCAAATCCGCTGGAAATCGATTTTCTGTCAAACCACTCCGGGTGACGCTCCATTTCGGAGTTGAACTTACGAGCAGAGAGGACATAAGCACCCTCTGATTTCGCCCAAATCTTAAAGGCATTGTATAAGTCCTTTGCCTTGATATTGGCGTTCTCGTCCCGGTCACAGCGGTTCTCAAGGAACTGCAACACGAGGTCATTCTCGTTCTCATACTTGGTGACAACCTTCTTGAGTTCGTCACTCATAGCAAGTCCACGTTCCTTGTAGTGGATATATCCACGCACCAGCCACATGAAGATACCGCTCATAGAGGACTGCTCGCACAGCTCGTCTTTGAGGTGTGTGTCCTGTTCCTCTGGCGTGAAGTGACGATTGAACTCAACTACCTTGATACGCTCGGAAGCGAACAGGGACTTGTCTGTCACCATCGGAAGGTCGTTACAGGAAAGCCAAAGAGTGAACTGCGGCTTGAAAGTAATCGCTGACTGGTACAATGCACGAGCGGAGATTTCCTCGCCGCCTGTGAGCTGTTTGATTTTCTCCTCATCCAGCTTGCCGTATTCGTTGCTCTCACTCATTGTGACGAACCTCTTACCCTTTAATCCTGCAAGAGTAGGGGAAGCGGCTTCTGCGTCCTTCTGACGGTCTCCACGACATATCATGCCAACAGGAGTAACCTTGGCATAATCACCGAGCATAGTCTCGATGGTGTTGAGCAGAGTAGACTTACCGTTACGAGTAGTCTTACCATGAAGAATGAACATACACTCCTCGTTGCTAATACCCAGCATGGAGTAGCCCAAAGCCCTTTGAAGGAAGTCTGCCTTGTCCTCGTCATTCTGTGTGACCTCTTTAATGAACTTCTCCCAGCGTTTACACTTGACCGTCTTTGAAATGGTGTGGTTGAAAGCAGTCTGCATGGTAAGAAAATCGTCCCAGCTATGTTCCCGGAAGGAGAAGTCTCGAAGGTCGTATGTACCGTTCAAGCAGTTAATCAGATAAGGGTCTGCGTCAAACTGCACAGCACTGATACGGAGTTCTCCGGTAGCGTCCTTGAGGATTCTGTCTCTCATACGCCTGTCACCCATCTTATTGACGAACCCGGTATAGGACTTTCGTAAATCATCGTCCTCGATTTCACCACAGTAGAGAATCATCAGACGAACGAAATCCTTGATTTTCTCTGACACGAGGATAGAACCCTCGTCCTTACGCCATGCTCCCTCGTGATAGGTGTACCAGCTCTTGTGTTCCGGGCAGTAGCGAGCTTCGTGAGAGTAGAGCAGACCGAACAGATTTGCCATACCCATTTCAGACCATTCAAAGCCGCTGGAAGTCTCGTCAGCTTTCTCCGGGTGATACTGCTTGATAAGGTACATCTTTGAGGATAAATCCTCGTCCATAATGACACGACCATTTCGTGTCTCGAAAAGCTCTTGCATTACTTATCACCTCGCTGTCATTCTATCGAGAAGCTGTTCATACAGCGTCTTGTAGAGATTTCTTTCAACAGCAACCGGGGTGTTTTTCTCAACCTCTCTCTCTACTTCAATGGTAGGAGCAGTGATACCGAGAGAACAGAGCATTGCGGCGTTGATACCTTCCATTTCTACGTCCGTACAGCAACGAACAAAGTCACCCAGCCTGTCCTTATGAATGGTATAAATCGTCTCACAAAGAGCGGTAGAAGGTGTCTTACAAAGCACCTCTGCGTGTGTAGGCATTAGTTTCTTCTCCTGTGAAGTCAGATATACGACCTCGACAGAATCAGAGTGTCTATTCAATTCATCAGAGGAGACAATCACTCCCGGTCTCCCAGCGGCGTTACTCGGGTCAGTAGAGTAGCATTTTGCATGAGCGATATAATAAATTTCACCTCTCTTAACCCTGTCATTGTTCATGTAATAACTCATTATTTCTTACCTCCTAACACTGTGATTGCACATTTATTTTTATCCTCAATCCACCACGCACACTGCTCATGTACACACAAAACAGGTTGTGTACCAATCTTTACAGTGTTGTTTTCGTCCACGACCGTATTAGTCGTGAGGAGAGGACATATCATTTCCTGTTTCATTTTCCTTCAACCTCCTATACTTGCCGCAGTAGCACTTTGAGGATTTACACCTCAAAGCGTAGCGGCACTCATTATGTAGAGGGCAAGCGTGGCAGACACATCTTTTCTTACAGTCTTCACATCTTGTCTGCACGACATTCACCTCCGTTCTTTATTGAACTCGCCCCAGATCGGAAGAGCACACGTCTGAACTCCAGT